TATGGTCAAGATGGTAATCCACTCAATATCACTGGATTAGTAGGTGAAGTAGCGAAGGGTAATCCTAAACTACTCAAACAGAGTAATCTAACCGGTGGTTCAGGTTTGAGACAGAACGGTAATTTTGCAGGTGCACCAGAAGATGGCATACCTGATTATAGCAAAGATCCTGCTGCGTTCAACGCATGGGCTCAACGCAATGGTCTAGGTAAACGTGTCGGACTCAAAGGTACAACTGTAGAAGTACATGCGCAAGCAATGTCTCGCAAAATACTCTGATTGCCAACATTATAATTTAGGAGAAATAACATGGCATACGTATTAGGCGGTCCTAACAACGAAGCCGATGGATTCACAACTGCAATCGCAAGTTTCGCACTACGCGCAATGCACGAATCACAAGGCCTTGTAAACATGACCAACGTAGTTACACCAACACAGGGTAACACATTCTTGGTACCAAACTTTGCTCCAATCACTTATCAGGATTACAATCCTAATTCAAGTTCTGGAACATATGGTATCTACGGCGGTAACGCTGTTGTTCAGAACCCAGCATTGCAACAGGGTTCAATCACTGCAACACCAGCAGTAGCAACAACTGCATTCGATATTTTCTACGGCTGGACTACATCATTCCAGTTAGCAGCAACTCTCGGTGCAGAACTTGGCGAAAGTTTTGCTGAAAAAGTAGATCAGCGCGTTTGTGCTGCTTTCCTTTCATTCAAAGCAACTCCAGGTAACGTGTTCTATACACAGACACCAGCAGACGGCTTCCCTCGCGTTCTACAATTAGGCGCAATGGAACTATTGCAAGATGGTCTATCACCAACAACTTCAGGTTGGACAAATGGTTTCAGCGCAAACAGCGTTCTAGAACTTGTTCGCTTAGTCAAGCAACAGTTCAAGATTGCTCGTATGCCTGGTAACCCAGTCATCGTACTTGACAGCAATGGTAACGCACCAACTGTTTCAGCATCAGTACAGAGCGGTTCTTCTCTAACTCGTTTGTTAGGCGAACTAACTGGCGGCGCTGTTTCTCAGAGCGGTGGTTCAAACCTATCTGCACTCGGTAACGAATTGCTATCAACTGGTAAGATCGAAAGCGTATATGGCTGTATGGTCATGTTCACTACTTTCTTGACAGCAACAAATCGTGTATTCCTTGGTCAGTTATCAGCAAGCCCATGCTTAGTCGGTGCTTACATCGGCGACAGCGCAGTATTCACTGTGTTGAAAGAAGGCTTGCAAATAAAGCAGGGCGAGGTTCCCGGGGGTTTACAGATGTGGTTGACTGGCGTAGGCTATTTCGGTAGCGGCGTTGGTGACCTTCGTCGTGGTGGTGCAATCAACATTCTTCAGCAATAATCAATTAGGAATTTAGTAATATGTCAGTACCATATCAACGTGTAAGTAATGCAACAGTCGCAGACATTATTTTCTACGATCCTGCTGCCGAACGCCGTGCTGCACAGATGCAAGTAAACTGGGATGACTACTTCAAAGTAGGCAGCCAAGAAATATTGTATCAGTTGGAGTTCGGTTGGTGGCAGAAGTATTGCGACACCGTGATCGGTGCTTACTATTATCAAAATCTTCCTAATGGACAACTGATTAGTTCATTCAATCCTAGTCTATTGATCAAGAATGATCAGACGCTTATTCGCTTAGACACATTCAAGGCGGTCGAGATATTTTATGAAAGTATTGTATCCGACCCCTCTAACGTGAACGAAGTGGATCAAGCAAACTATACTCATGCTACCAATAGATATATGAAAGAATGGCAAAAAGCATTGCAACTCATGAACTTCTACGATCTCAACCAAGATGCTCCAGATGGTCCAACGACTAAACTGGAAGAGAATTGGACTGCTGACGTAGATTACTTCAACAATGATCGCAGGTATTTCTAATGAGTTTACCACTCGTCACAAAAACTGAGATATATGATTACTTACATGCTGTGTGTTCTCGTTTGAGTCCACCAGTAGATGTAATCACAACATATCCTAGTGCAGGTGATCAAGTTGGTTATGGTGTGTATATCAACAGCATAAACACTGTGAATAGAGCACCATATAAACTTGGATTACAACCATGCGGTAGTATCTATACTGTAACAGACGAATTCTATTTGATGTTCGTCAGTTTTCAGAATGATCCTAACGGTGGTGCAGTAGTCGAAGCAATAAACACATTGGCTTACGATAGCGATTTTTGGAGTGGTTATCATGAGGTGGATTTTACAAATACTATCACTTTCGGTGCTAGAAATAAGATCCGCACATATGTAATCAGTGCTAAAAGAATAAACTTCAACATCACTGCCACAAACTAAAGGAGAATCACAATGGCACGTATAACAGTCAACGAAACTGGTTCACATCCATTAGTGTTACTATCAACTACTGTAGGCAACGCCGCACAGTTAGCAAACGGTAATATTAGTGGCGCAAATGTGCTATCAGTTACTTGCTTACAAGATATCACAATCACTGCAAGTACAGGCATCTACAGTTATGTAGATTTTTGTTCGCCAGACATGAACAAGTTACCAACTCCTGCAGATAACGAAATCAGCATGAACGTTGTTATAGACCCAACAGTCTATTTCGGCGCAAACGCTGTACTTTCAACTGCTAGCGATAAGGGACTTGCCGGTCTGTCACAGAACAAAATTCCAGTACAGTTTTTAGTCGTATGGAACTATGACTCCAACGTTGCTGCTGTAACTAATGGTAACATTAGTAACGTAGCAAATGCTAACGTATATTGGTCATCAGGCCAAGGATATGTTACACAGTTGGCTCCAACTGCTGCACCAGATGCACCAGTTTGGATCACTCCAATGACTATTGCTGTAGACGGAACCATGTACAATGGTGGTCCAGCATAACTTGATGTAGCAATACAAAAGTTGGGGGAATATGGTAACATATTCCCCTTTTGTATAATAGGTGAACAAATGAATGATGAAAACGTATGGCTAAAAACAAGCGAAGAAAAATTACGCAGTCTTATTGCTGATGAAGCAAAGTTACTTCCAATGATAAACAGCATGGAAGCAACAATAAGACAAATGAAAGCAAAGCAGGCATTTCGTCTAGCACTTCTAAATCAATTGTTAGAAGAATACTACGACAAATATACTGGCAATTAGTAATAAATAATAGTAACAAATAAAAGGAGATAACAAATGAAACTATCACAGATCGCAGCAGAACCTCAACTAGTAGAAATCACTCTTGATGACAAAGAAACAGTCAAGCAGTATGGCGAACCATTAGTATTTTACTCATGGGATCGTCAACCTATGGAAGTGTTCATGCGATTAGCGAATTTGAATGAAAAGAATACAGGCGATCTTATTGGTATCGTCAAAACTTTGATACTTGATGAGAATGGTCAACAAGTATTGACGGATAAAAATATGTTGCCTACAAGCGTGTTGATGAAAGCAATCGCAAAGGTGACCGAACAGTTGGGAAAATAACAAACGACACCCTTGACCTGAAAAGTGCCAAGATGGTGTCTATATTACAGGTAGATGGTCTTGGTAAGAGATATGGACTCTTACCAAGCGAAGTGTTAGCAAGAGGAAATACATTTGATTTGTACATAATGGATTGTGCTTTGACATTTGAAAACTGGCATCATAAGAAAGCAGCGAACAATGGCAGAGATCCAATACCAGATTACACACAAGATGAATTGATGACAATACTGAATAAGGCAAAGAAATGAAATTAGATGTAAAAATAACAACAAACATAAATCCTACGCTAAAGAGTATGCAGCGTAAGATTGACAATATTCCTAACGATGCCTATAAAGTATTTGTGAAAGAAACACCTGTTCGTAGTGGTAATGCTCGTAGAAATACAAAACTGAAAAACAAAAAGACCATTGAAGCAAATTATCCATACGCACAACGTTTGGATGAAGGGTACAGTAAGCAAAGTCCTAAAGGTATGGTAGAACCTACTATGGACTTTATTGCTGACGAATTCATAAAAATTATGACAGGAAAGAAGTAAGATGGCAAACGCAACAGCAAACGTACAACTAAATGTTACGGGTAATGCCCAACAACAATTAGCAAAAACACAAAGATCAGTACAACAATTACAAGATAGTTTTAGTAAACTTAGAAATGTAGTTGCTGGTCTAGCAATTGGTGCATTAGTCACCAATATGTTTCGTGCTGCTGATGCTCTAAATGATGTATCAGATGCTACAGGTTTAGCCACATCAACTATACAAGGACTTAGCCAAGCATTTATAATGAGTGGCGGTAGTGCCGAAGGCGCACAAAATGCTATAGTAAAATTATATCAAAGTATTGATGACGCTGCTAGTGGTAACGACAAACTTATAAAATCATTTGAAAAAGTTGGTGTAAGTCTTAGTGATTTAGGTAATCTAAGTGAAGAAGAAATTCTAAATCGTGTTGTTACTAATTTAGGTAAACTTGGTAACAATAGCGAAGCAATTGGTCTAAAAATGGAATTGCTTGGTAAACAAGCAAGAGGTGTAAATCTTGAAAATGTTGCAAATCAATTTCAACGCCTTACAGACGAAGCAAAACTTGCAGAACCAAGTATTGCTAGCATTGGTAAATTATTTGATAACCTTGACAAATTCAAAGGTGATTTTGCAGTTGCATTAGGACAACAATTTGGTGGTTTATTATCTACATTAGAAAAACTAACAAGCAATACAGAAAGTCTCGCCAAATCATTAGCAGAATTGGTCAAGATTGTTACCATATTAGGTACTGCGTTCTTGATATTTGCTAAAGTATTGCCAGCAATAAAAAGTATGGGTGATGCTATGTTTGCTACTGGCGCAGCAGGCAAATTCTTTAGCAATCAAATGAAATATATTTTCATAAACTTGAAAAATTTACCTAAAAATATAGGAGCGTTTGTACTAAGTTTAGTTGGACTAAAAGATGCTTTAGCAGCAACAGCAGCAAGAGCAGGTGGATTACTAAGCCTCGGCGCAGCAATGCTAAACATATTACGCATTGGCTTACGCTTTGCTGGCATAGTTGGCATAGTAATTGGTGTTGCTCAAGCATTGAATTTTCTAAT